GAGCGTTGGGCGCAATCAGCCAAAGAAGCAGACTTGCTCCTCATAGCCGATACTGGCAGTACAGACGGAACGGTAAAGATCGCAAAGGAAAACGGCGTCACTGTTCATGAGATCTGCGTTACGCCTTGGCGCTTCGATCATGCCAGAAACGCCTCCCTCATGCTTATCCCGAAAGACTATGACATCTGCATTTGTCTTGACGCTGATGAGGTTATGGAACCTGGTTGGAGGGAGGAAATAGAGCGCGTCTGGACGCCAGAAACGACCCACTTGCGTTATAAATTTGATTGGAGTTTAGGGATCGTTTTCTACTCAGAAAAGATCCACGCGCGCCACGGTTATTACTGGCATCATCCCTGCCACGAGCACATAAGGGCTGATTTGCGCATCCAAGAAGTGTGGGCGCACACTGACTTTTTGCTCATAACGCATCATCCTGACCCGACAAAAAGCCGGGGTCATTACATGGAAACGCTGGAATTGTCGGTCAAAGAAGACCCGCATTGCCCCAGAAACGCCTTCTACTACGCGCGCGAGCTTTATTTTCATAACCGCTACGAAGACGCAATTGAGGCGCTTGATCGCTATCTTAAAATGCCAGAAGCGGTTTGGATTAACGACCGCTGCTACGCCATGCGAGTTACTGGCCAATGTCGCGAGGCCCTTGGCGATCAGGCAGGAGCAGAGGCTTGGTATCACAAGGCGGCTGCTGAAGCGCCTCACACGCGCGAGCCTTGGGTGGCTTTGGCAAAATTATATTATGAGCAGCATAAGTGGGCAGAAAGTTATGGTGCCGCAACGCGCGCCCTATCTATCAAAAATAAAGAATTAGTTTATACTACTGAACCAGCTTCATGGGGGCCTCTCCCGCACGATTATGCCGCGATTGCCGCGTATCGTCTTGGGATGACGGAAGCTGCAATTGAACAGGGCAGGCTCGCCTGTGAGCTAGACCCAGACGACAAACGTCTACAGGACAATCTCCTGTGGTATACGGGCGAGAAGGCAGCGTGATGGACTTCCAGACAGTAATCAATTTGTGCGCTGGCACAGCCGTTGCCGTATTCGGCTGGTTTGCGCGAGAGCTTTGGGTTGCTGTTAAAGAACTTAAAGAAGACATCCACAAGATCGAAGTAGAACTTCCAAGCCATTATCTTCGCAAGGATGAATTTGCCGAAGGCATGAAAGAAATAAAAGAAATGCTTGGTAAGATATTCGATAAGCTTGATGAGAAAGCCGACAAATGAAAGAGAACTACGCCCAGGCGCTGAAACAGGTTTTGAAATACGAAGGGGGCCGCGTTGATGACCCCCGCGACCCAGGCGGCAGGACTGCTTTCGGCATCACCCAGGATACCTATGACGCGTGGCGCAAAAAACAAAATCTGCCGACGGTTGACGTATTCACGATCAGTCAGGCGGATGTTGCGGCCATTTACCGCCAGGAATATTGGGATCGCATTCGTGGAGACGATCTTCCCTCTGGCGTTGATTTTGCTGTGTTCGATTATGCTGTCAACTCAGGGGTAAGCCGCGCGGCCAAAACGCTTCAAGGCGTCGTTGGCGTTACGCAGGACGGGCAGATCGGCCCACAGACGATACAGGCAACAAAAGATTACATCGCAATGGCTGTCACCAATAAGCGATTGGCGTTTATGCAAAGCCTTTCCATTTGGAACACATTTGGCAAAGGCTGGACGGCGCGCATCATTGACGTAAAAAATCAGATTTTAGCTCTTACAAAATAGGGGAACAGAATGGGCATCTTTAAAAATTTCCTGACCACTATCCCAGGAATTATCACGCTGATCACGGTCGGCATCCAGGCCTGGCAGACAAAGACGCTTGACTGGCCAGCTCTTCAAAATGCGTTGATAGGTATCGGGTTGGTCGCGGCCAAAGATTTTAACGTCACCGGCAAATGATCTACGCTATCTTAACAATTATCGGCAGTCTATTCTCAGCTGCCGGTAAGCTGTTTGATTGGCTCTACGCCAAACAACTTGTTGACGCCGGTAAGACGCAGCAGCAAGTAGCAGACTTAAAGGCGCAGATAGATGCGGCACATATTGCCTTACAGGCTCGTCTTGCTGTTGAGCGCGAGCGCCAGCTTAATCCTGGCGGGGTGCATGACGACGACGGGTTTAAACGCCCCGATTAGTCAGCAAGCGACATTTTGCGCGACAGCAAAACCGATTTACTGGAGCGACAGAGATAGCGACGGCACGATCTGGGAAGCCAAAGAGCACAACCGGATCGGCAAAGAGCTGTGCGGCTGGGGCAAGAAGTAGCCATTGGGGCCTGTCTTATGGTAAACTTGCCCTAACTAGCGGGGTTTTAGATGACGACGGGTCTTAGTTACGCCGGAACAGTATCTGGCACTACAAGCTATGTGGATCAGATCTCCACGATGGCGGTTGTGGATGCGACAGATCCAGCCTTTCTGGTAATTTTGCCTCAAATGATCGCTTATGCGGAAAACCGCATATATCGTGACGTTGACTTCCTTTTCACGTCTACGTCGTCAACTGCTTACGCTTTGACAGTGGGAACCAGAAGCATAAACGTTCCAGCGGGAACGTTTGTTGTCCCAGAGCAAATTAATTTAATTACGCCAGTTGGTATTTCTAACCCAGATCTTGGAACGCGCGTTCCTCTTCTGCCGACAACCAAAGAATTTCTTGATGCGGTTTACGGCGCGTCTTCATCTACAGGGCAACCAAAATACTGGGTTCCTTTTGATGATTACACATTCCTTGTCGGACCATATCCAGACGCGGCTTATAACGTAGAAATTGTTGGCACAATACGCCCGCAAAGCCTTGGCAACGGAACCAACAATACCGTTACGTCTACGTTCATTAGTCTTTATCTGCCGGATCTATTTATCATGGCGAGCATGATTTATATTGCTGCATATCAGCGCAACTTCTCAAGCGCTCTTGGCAATGATCCACAAATGCCAATAACCTATGAGACGCAGTATCAAACGCTGCTGAAGAGCGCCGTTAGCGAAGAAAACAGGAAGAAATTCGAAGCTTCTGCGTGGAGTTCACAAAGCGCGTCAACAACAGCCACGCCGACTAGAGGCTAATAAATGCCGCATCAGACACTCAAGCTTATACCAGGCGTCGACCAGAACAGGACGCCTACGTTTAATGAAGCGGCAATTTCGACAACTGATCTTGTTCGTTTTATTCCAGACAAACAAGGGCAGGTTGCTCTTGTTCAAAAGCTTGGCGGCTGGACAAGATTTTTTCCAACAAGCATTGGATCAATTGTTCGCGCGCTTTGGGCCTGGGAAGACACAAACGCCAATACATATCTTGGCGTTGGCGCTGAAGGAACAAGCGTAAACGGCAATGGCTTATCTGTAATTTATGATGATGCGCGTGAAGTCATTACTCCAAGAACAGACACATTAGACTACGCATTCAGCGTCACGGCTGGCATGACAACGATTGCTGGATCGAGCACTGTTATTGTTTACGCAGTTGGGTCTAACGTATCAGATTTTGATACAGTTTATATTAGAACACCTGTAGCTGTTGATGGGCTCGTATTATTCGGCGTTTATCCTTGCACGTTTCTTGGCGCTGATCAGTTTTCTATTACTGCGGTTGATGCATCCGGCAATCCTCAAGTCGCAACATCAACGGTTTCTTCTCCAGGCGGCGTTGTTCCTACTTATGACTTCTCTTATGATTTTATTAATTCTCGCGGCAGCCCGGTTGTTACTGTCACGCTTGCTAATCATGGATACGCTGTAGGGGACACATTCCCAATCGTCGTTTCAACAACAGCTGGAACCGTTACGCTTTATGGCAATTATATTGTCCAGACTGTTCCGACGACTTCTACTTTTACGATTAGAGCCGGATCTTCGACAACGACTGCCGCAGTCACTGGCGCAAGTTCAAATGGAACGACTGGAACGATAACCTTTTCTGGCGACTATACGTTTAACGTTGGTGATACGGTAACAATAACCGGTGTCTCAGCTTCTTATAATGGTGATCGCACTGTAACGGCAAAAACAAGCAACAGCGTTTCTTTTGCATTAGGCGCGGCGGCTACATTAGGCGCAGGCGGCACAGTATTTGATACATTATCAAAAATGAATGGCGGGAGTGCTGAATATGAGTTCTTCAGAGTTCCAGCACCTATTCCTGCGGGTATTGGGTATGGCGTGGGCGGCTATGGCGCTGGCGGCTATGGAACTGGCGTGGTTCCCCCTGCTACCGTGGAAGGCGATCCTATCGACGTAGACGATTGGACGCTTGATAATTGGGGTCAAATATTTGTCGCGTGCCCAGTTGGCGGCGCTATTTATACTTGGACACCTGGCACGGGGCAAACAGTTGCAAGCGTAATAGCAAATGCGCCTATTGTTAATGACGGCATGTTTGTCGCAATGCCTCAAAGACAAATCATTGCTTGGGGCACAACGTTTACAGGCATTCAAGATCCACTTCTTATCCGCTGGTGTGACGTTAATAATTACGACAGCTGGATTGCGTTGTTAACAAACCAGGCTGGATCATATCGCTTGCCACGCGGATCAGCTGTGATTGGCTGCATACAAGGTCCTCAACAGGGTCTCGTTTGGACCGATTTAGCCATTTGGGCTATGCAATATGTTGGCCCTCCCTACGTTTATCAATTCAATGAAATTGGCACGGGCTGCGGTCTTATTGCACGCAAAGCGGCGGGTTCCATGAACGGGATCGTTTATTGGATGGGCCAGAGCCAATTCTTTAAACTTTCAGGAAGCGGCGTGGAAATTATTAAATGTCCTGTCTGGGACGTTATTTTCCAAGATTTAGATACAACAAATAAAGATAAAATTCGTATTGCGCCTAACTCGCAATTTGGCGAAATTACTTGGTATTATCCTACGACTACAAGTAATGGCGAAGTTGCAAAATATGTTAAATATAATGTCGTCTTAGACCAATGGGATTTTGGATCGCTTGTCAGAACGGCGTGGATCAATCAATCAGTTCTTGGACCGCCAATTGGTGCGGGCATTTCTGGCGGCGCTTATTATATTTATCAGCACGAGACTTCTCCTGATGCTGACGGCGCGCCACTTATTGCGACTTTCCAGACAGGTTATTTCGCCATGCAAGAAGGCGAAATGAAAGTATTCGTCGATCAGGTCTGGCCAGATATGAAGTGGGGCTACTACGGCGGCGCACAAACGGCGCACGTAAATCTCACGTTTTATGTGACCGATTACCCCAATGAGACGCCTAGAACATACGGCCCATATACAATGACAAGCGCGTCAACATATCTAACGCCGCGTTTTCGTGGTCGCTTGATGTCTATTAAACTAGAGAGCGCGCCGGATGAATACGGAACATGGTGGCGATTGGGCGCTATTCGTTACAGAATTGAACAGGATGGAAAGTTCTAATGGCGACCCTGGACGACATCCTCACTACACAGAAAAATGGCGTTGTCGCCATCAATAATCTTAATCAATCTCTGACAGCATTCTACGACAAATACGCTTACGTTTCCGGTCAGTATAGATCGTTAACAGTAACGTCTAGAACAGAAGTTGCGCGTGGATCTGGTCGATTAATATCAATGAATATCGTTATCGCTGGTGCAGCAGGCGGCATATATGATGAGATTGTTGCTAACGTTACGCTCGCAACTGGCGATGGATCTAAGGCAACTGTTTCATTCACGCCAGCTGTAGATTTTGCTGTCGGCGACACGATATTTGTTACTGGCGTAGATCCGTCTGGATATAATGAAGCAGCGGGCGACGCAGTGACAGACGTTGTTTCTTCTACAAGCGTTAAATACGCGAATGCAACAACTGCGGCATATGTGAGCGGAGGTTTTGTTTTTAATAAAAAGGCCTCTGAACTTATTATCGTTACGCCAGCTACTGCGGGCATAACTCAAATTGGTATTCCGTTTACCAAGGGCCTCGTGATTGAGCCGGGTGCGGGTCAATCCGTTAATGTCACTTACTCGCTAGACTGAGGTAGATCATGCCACTGAAGCACGGGAAATCTCAGGAAACGATTTCCAGCAATATTTCTGAAATGGTGAAAGCGGGACATCCTCAGAAGCAAGCGGTAGCAGCCGCACTTAATCAGGTGCGCCAGGCTCGCGCAGAAGGCGGTGAGACAAATAAAATCCACGTCGGGCCAATACACAGCCCAGTCGCTGGCAGGACTGATCATCTTCCGATTAATGTCCCGTCGGGTGCTTATGTGATACCGGCAGATATCATCTCAGCAATGGGCGAAGGGAACACAATGGCTGGTTTCCGAATTGCTAACGATGTTTTCGGCATGCAGGCTCTTGGCGATGATGAGCCGGTAGAGATCGTCGCCGCAGGTGGTGAGTATGTAATTGCTCCTAAGCATGTCGCCCGCATAGGCGGCGGAGATATGGATAAGGGACATAAAACGCTTGATGAGTTCGTCACAAGCTATCGAGACAAGACCGTTCAAACATTAAAAAAGCTTCCGGGGCCTCGTAGAGATTAAGGGGATCTTTATGACAGAAGAGGTAAGGGTTCGGGTCGGAACGACCGAAGATTTAGATGCTATTATGGTATTGGCCATGAAAGTGGCGAAAGAAAATGGAGTATTTGAGCCAAACGTTCACAAAGTTTTAGGAGAGATTTGGCCTGCGCTGCATTGCCATCATGGCATTGTTGGCGTCATTGGAGAGCCGGGATCTCAGCTAGAAGGCTTTGCTCTACTCAGAATAGGTCAACAGTGGTATAATACCAGGGATATATTAGAGGAACGCGTCGTTTACGTTGCTCCAAAGTTCCGGAGCGCGAAGGGTGGTCGCGCCAGAAAACTTTATGAGTTTTGTAAGCAAACTGCTGATGGTTTAGGATTGCCGTTGCTTGTTGGTGTTTTCAGTAGCACAAGGACACAAGGGAAAGTCCGATTATTGGGTCGTATGTTTGGTCAAGAAGCGGGAGCTTTTTGGTGGCACGGCCCAAAAACTGGCAGCTGGCACACGTCAGAGGCTCCGCCTCAAGACTAATTGGAGAACGTGAATGTGCGGTGGCGGTAAAGGCTCTTCTGGCGGATTTGGTGGCTTGGCCCCAGCGCAACAGCAAACGGTTCAGGCTTCTCCAGAGGCTATCGGCTGGTATCAACAGTCTATGGCGCGAGCCCAGCAAGCTGCATCGCAGCCCTATCAGCAATTTGGCACAACGCCGCAGCAGTTTGTTGCGCAATTAACGCCAACGCAGCAAAACGCAATCCAGAATATTTCTGGCACGCAGGGAATGGCGCAGCCCTATTATCAAGCGGCAACCGGCGTCACCGCAAATGCCTTAAATCCTGCCTATAATACTGTTGGCAACTACATGAACCCTTTTATGGGTCAAGTTGTTAACCCTGTTCAGCAAGCTGTCCGCCAGCAACAAGGCCAACAACTGGCTCAGCAGCAAGCGGAAGCAATCCGGGGCGGAGCATTTGGCGGAGAGCGAGCTGGATTGCAGCGCGCCCAGCTTATGGGGCAGCAAAATTTAGGCTTAGGTCAGGCTTTAAGCCCGCTCTATCAGACGGGATATGGCCAAGCACTTCAGGCGGCTCAACAGCAACAGCAATACGGATTGCAAGGCGCTCAGCAACTTGGAAATATTGGCGCTGCGGCTCAGCAAGCAGCTCTTGGTCAAGCTCAAGCACAGCTTGGCGCTGGAACGCTGGAGCAACAGACGCAGCAAGCGGGCATCAACGCCCTCTACAATCAATTTCAGCAACAGCAAATGTTCCCCTATATGCAGGCCCAGTTCCTGTCAGGCATTGCTGGCGGCCTTGGTCCGCTTATGGGTCAGCAGACGTTTCAGTCTCAGGCTCAAAGCCCATTTGGCATGTTCTTGTCAGACCCTCGCGCAAAAATGGGCGTCGGTCGTGGAGAGCCAGATGTCGTCGGCGAACTCTACGACGGTCAAAAGGTTCACGCTTATAAGTATAAAGATGGTGGCCCAGCTCAAATCGGTCTCATGGCCGATGAAGTCGCTGATTATCATCCAGAAGCAGTCGGCGTGCGTCCTGATGGCTTAATGGCAGTTGACTACGGGGCAGCAACAGAGGATGCTGCTCGTTTGGGCAAAGGCCTTGGCATGGCCCGCATGGGCGGAGCAGTCAGGGAAGAAGGGGACTATGCTCGCGGAGGATACGCAGATGGCGGTCTTACTGCTGGCGACATTGCTTCTATCGTTGCCGCGCATCAGGCCATGTATGGCCAGATGCCAAAAGCGCAAACCAACATTCCAACAGAGGGCATCAAGACCGGGACGCCATTAACGCCTGGTCATATGACGCCTCCACAAAAAGAGGCGTCTGGTCTTTCTAGCGCATTAGCGGCTGGTGAGGGCATTACAGATATGCTCACCAAGGGCGCTGATCTTTACAGCTGGTATAAAGGCGAAAAAGGACCGACGGCTCTTGCCAAAGGCAAAGCATACGGTGGCGTTGCAGGATACGCCGAAGGCGGCGAAGCTCCCAACGAAGATGATGATCTTTGGAAGGGCCTCACGGGCGGCATACGTGCGGCTCAAGGTCTGCGAGCGGCTGATCTTAACACACCAGGCGCTGATAAAGATCCCAGCAGGCAGCGTAGTTTCTTGGACACGGCTTCAGACGCAGTAGGAACTGCCGGTAAGCTTGGCGGTTTAGCAAGCGGTTTATACAGCGCGGCGACGACATTAGGCCCAGCTCTCATGGCTATGTCTGATCCACGCATGAAAACAGGCGTCGGTCGGTCTGGTTATGAAGAAGGCGGTCCTACTCGTCGCTATACTGACGAAGATATTGCAGCTTATTTGCGTCCACTTGCTAAGGGCGAAAGCGGTGGAGAGAAAGACCCATACGCGGCTTTGGGCCCGGTAACAAAGAGCGGTGATCGCGCTTACGGTAAATATCAGATCATGGGGGCAAATATTCCCCGTTGGTCTAAAGAAGCTGGCCTTGGACCATTAACTGCCGAAGAATTTCTTGCTAATAAAGAAGCGCAAGAAAAAATTGCTCAGCATCGCTTTGGTCAATACTTAGAGCAAACCGGCGCTCCTGAAGAAGCCGCCGCTATGTGGTTTGCGGGCCCTGGTTATAAAAAACACATGGGCGCACGCGACGTTCTAGGAACATCAATTCCAGAATATCAAGCAAGATACCGCCGCAATCTCGATCGCGGACTTGGCGAAGAGATCGCCAGTCTAGGTCCGAAAGAGCGCTCCTTTCAAGCGTCCGCTAACCTTCCTCCAGAAGGCACGACGGTGGATCTTAAGAAGGGCGTTGGTGCGGCTCCTCCGGCTGATACTGATAGTCTTGAAGATAAATTATTGAGCCGTCAGACGATCATCCCAGCTTTGACTGGGTTAGGTTCTGCTATTACGGCAATGACAAGCTCGCCTTCTCGTTACCTTGGCACTGCAATCGCGCAGGGTCTTGGCGCGGGTCTAACAGCTGGCGCTAAATCCTACATGGATACTGGCTTGCAGATCCCAGAGATCGACAAGCGCACGCAAGAAGCGCTCAAAGAAGCTCAAGAAGTTAAGATAAAACAGCAGCTGCTTAAGAAATTTGGCTTCGAGACAGTCGAAGAAATGATGAAGGCTTACCAATCCGCCTTCTACACGACACAAGCTGGCGTCCCAATGGTTCGCCTTGCTGATGGCACAACTGTTTCTGAGGCTGAATGGCGTCGCAATCCGCGTCCTGTATTTGGCCAAGAAACGCAAGCGGCAGGAACCCCAGGAACTCAAAAACCTATTACATCTACGCAGCCGGTTGTCGCTCCTCCAGGTATTGTGTTTGATAACCGCTCGACTTCGACTGCTCGCAATGAGATGGACAGCGTTTATGGAAGCGATAAGCAAGCCGCTATTGATGTTCATAAACGCAGTAGTGACTATCGCGACACTGTCGATAAAGCAGCGGAAGCCGCGCAAGCGCAAAAACTTTTGATAAATGACGTTGGCGGTATTGTTGCAGAAATGACCCACGCAACTGGCATGAATGCGCCAGGAGCTGGCGGCTCAACGCGAGCAATGATTGTTAATTATGGTAACACGATCGCGCGCGCTGCTGGTTATGGGGAAAATTATTTTGGAGCCTCAGATACTGCGGATCAGCTCCTTAATAAAATAAACACACTTGCAGGACAGCGCGGCGTTGAGGCTGCTCAACAAACTTCTCTTGGAAGTTTGTCGCAACTTATCAAAGCTCAGCCAGATCTTAATCAAACACCATACGCGTCAACATTTAATGCCGCGTCTAATATGGTGAACAATCAGATGAAAGTTGATCAAAGAGATCACGCTGATACTTATGGCCAAGCAAGTGGCAATCTTTATTCCCGCGCTGGCGTAGATTTTAAGAGAACTAATTCTACTGCAAAATATAGAAAAGAGACGGACGCGTTGCAAAAAGCAATGTGGAACGATCCTCAAGGATTTGCAGTAATGGTCTCTGGCCAATTAAAGCCCGAAGACATTGAGCAATATTTTAGAGACCCAAAACATGGCGGCATCGTCGGCATGTCCCGCTATTTTGGGGGTTAAATAATGGCGCAGAAAGAAGATTACAGCTCTAATCCTCTCTACAATAGAGAGTTATTAAAGCCATTATTGGGAGCGCGGCCATTCGCGACAGAAGAACCGGCTGCGGCTCCTAAGCCTGAAGCGCCTGTTGCTCCCGTTCCTCCAAGACGTCCGGCTGAAGCTCCTACTGCGCCGGTTGGCGAAGTAACAGTAGCCAAGCCTTCGCGTGATGAAGCGCAAGCAAAAGCTGCTTATGAGGAAATGACAGCGCCCCGCATGCCTGAGATATTAGGTGGCGGTAAAATTCCTCCAGCAGCAATAGCTGGCGCGTCTGGATTTGGTGAGACGCTTGCGCCCGGTGTGTTTCCATCTATTGTCTCCGCAGGTGCCCAAACATTGGGTAAAATCGGAGTTCCTGGATATGAAAGATTTGCTGAGCAGCCTCCTACAAAGACACGCGAGGAAGTTGTTAAATTGGGGGAGAAGGCCAGAGAAGAAGCCCCAATGGCTGGAGCTGTTGGAACGGCAGGTGGCCTTGCGACAGGCATGGCGACACTCCCAGTATTAGCAGCTGGGAAAGCTCCTTGGTTATCTGGTCTCTTGACAGGCGGCGCTTATGGCGCGCTTGCGGGCGCTTCTAAAGAAAATGAACTTGCTCCAGCTGTTATGGGCGCTCTTAAAGAGGGCCTTGTGGGAGCAGGCGTTGGTGCTGTTGGCGCTCCTATTCTTGAGCGCACTGCATCAGGCATATCGCGTCTTATTTTTGGTGGGCGTCCAGTCGTTGACGACAAAGGTCAGCTGACAGAAGAAGCCATGCGTATTGCGGCAGAAGCTGGTTTGTCTGCTGAGCAAATAAGAACGCTTGCGCCGCAGCTCGTTCAAACATTTGAGCAGCGCGGTCTAACAAAAGAAGCCGCGCGTGAAGCGCCTTTCCGCGAGTTTGGCATTGAGCCAAAACGCGGCATGGTCGGCGATGACGTTGAGCAATTGACGCATGAAGTTAAGCACGGTGATTACGGTCCTGTTGCTGAGCAGGCGGCAGAGGCTGCGGGAGAACTTGCGTTTCAGGGCGCTCCATCTATGGGCGTTCGCGAAGCAGTTGACGCGGCAGTTGCTCGCGGGGAAGCAAATGCGCGCGCTCTAAAATCAAAATATGAGACAGCCTACACGATGGCTGAAAATGCTCCCGGTAAATTTTCACGGGAAGCTATTACAGATGTTGGCGATAGATTGCTTCAGAATTTAGCTGTCGATGTTAATGCGCAGCATCTTTATCACGATCCGCTTGTTCAGCAGGCTGCGCAGCAATTAAACAAAAGCCTTGGCCAAACGATCGAAGGGCCTGGCGGCATTAAGATCTTGTGGCAAAATTTTCCGGCTGTTGAGGGCGGAAGAAAAACGCTTAATAATCTTTTATCTCAAGCTAAGACACCAACGGAAAAAGCTGGTGTTCGTCGCATGATCGACGAGTATGACAAGTATATTGAAAACAAGCTTCTTGATGGTTCGTTTACCGGAAAGTCAGACGTCATAAACGACTGGCGTAGAGCGCGTAAGCTTTTCTCTGAGTATCAATCAAAATACGGCGTGAAGAAATCTGGCGAAGACGCGGGTAAGCTGATGAAAGATATCATCGAGCAAAACCGCGATCCTGACAGCATTGCGCGCATGATGTTTAATTTTGCTGGCAGCGGAGACGTAACGGCTAAAGCCTCTGCGCTTAAAGTCTATAACCAATTGCGCCGTGCTCTTGGTCCTAATAGCCCTGAGCTTGACAACATTAAAAAGTCATTTGTTGAGCAAATGATGACCCCTGTATTGCGTGAAGGCGAGAAGGCGACGCCGGGCCACTTCACAGACACAGCAAAGCAAATCGATAATTTTCTGCGTGGTAATACGGCATCTTTTGCAAAACATATTTTGTCTGACGCAGAGCGCGCTACGCTTTCTCGTTTTGCTGATGTTATGCGAACAGCTGGCAGAAAGCCCCAGGAATTAACGCTTGAGAAGCTCAGCGCATTTTCTCAAGCTATGTGGTTCTCCGCTCCAGTAGTAGCCGAAATGGTGACAGGCATAGCGAGCCGCGTATTGCCAGAAAATCTAAGGACGCCGTTCTTGTTGGCAGCTGGCGCTTACTCGCGTAAAAAAGGCATGGAAGGATCGCAGCTTGCAGCTGAAGCAGCAGCAAATCTCCCTCCTCGCAATATTCCTCGCGTCTATCGCTACCCAGAAGTCAGACCATTGCTTCCTTTGACAGAGCAAGCCCGTGAGCGCGAGGGCCGCGCTACTGGCGGCAAGGTAGGCATGACGGCTAATATGCTTATCCAGGCAGTTGATCGCGCCAAGAATAAGATCAACAATGGCACAAAAGAAATCCTAAAGGCCCCCGACGAACACGTCGTTAAGGCTCTTGAAATCGCCAATCGGCATATCTGAGGTCAGAGAAAATGACGACGACAAATAAGGGTCTTGCTGAACCAACATATAACTCTCTGAACTGGGACGTTCCGCTTAACAATAACTTTACAATTATTGATAATGCTCTTGGCAGCCCAATACCTGTTACTGTTTCTGGCACTACTGGATACGCATTGAGCGCGTCTGAAAGCCAAAATCAACGCATCGATATTACAGGCGCGATCAGCGCAAACGTGAATGTTACAATACCCGATTACACCGGCGGCATGTGGATCGTTACAAATAACACCACAGACAGCTCAGGCGGACCGTGGACTGTTACAGTGAAAACAGTGAGCGGAACAGGCGTGGCGATTACGCGCGGATACGCCGCGATGGTTTATAGCACTGGCACGTCAGTCATTACCGGCAATATATTGTTTGCCAATTCTGACAGGCTATCAATTGCTGGCGGAACGATGATTGGCAATCTTGCTTTGCCTTCTAATGGATTAAATGTTGGAACAGGTCAGCTGCAAGTAACCGGCGGCAACGTTACAGCAAGTGGCAACATCACCGCCACTGGTAACGTCACAGCTTACTCTGATCAACGCCTTAAAGATGATATCCGCACCATCACTGACGCTCTGTCGATCGTCAATCAATTGAGAGGTGTCAGCTATATCAACAAATCAACAAAAGAAGCCGGTATCGGCGTTGTCGCGCAAGAAGTTCAAAATATATTACCCGCAGTTGTTCACGCTGATGCAGAAGGTCTGCTTCATGTTGCTTATGGGAACATTGTTGGGCTTCTTATCAATGCTATAAAAGAACTATCAGTTCGCGTTGAGCGTTTGGAGGCACGCAAATGACTATGGTGGCAAGCGGTCAAATAGATCTTGGCGGCACTGCGACTGTTGGCAGCTTAAATCAATCCATACAGCAAGAGTATGGATACGGCGCAAATTTAAATGCGTATCGCGGCAAGCTTTATACAAATGCTGCCGTGACGACAGTGTCGCCATTTCCCAATACTAATAATCAGATTTCTATGTCTATGTTTTATAGCACCAGAAAAATACCTACCGGATCAGCAACATACACAAATGGTCAAAGCGGAAACTTTACGATACCGCCTTACAATTCTATCGTAATTACGGTTGCAGGAGCAGGCGGCGGCGGATCTGGTGGTTACGGAACATCAGGTAACCAAGGCTGCCCTGCGGGAGCAGGTAGCGCGGGTTCTTCTGGTCAAGGATCGTATTTTGATACAAGCTCCTCTAATGCCTGGTATCGAACAGCATCAGGCGGCGGTGGCGGATATCTTGGAAGCACTGGCTCAGCTGGTTCAGGAAATGATGGAACGCAAGGCGGCGGTGGAGCCGCCGGTGGTGCTGGCTCCCAAGGACCGTGTGGCTATGGCGGAGGTCCAGCATCGGCAGGTGGTGTAGGAGGCAGAAGCACGATAACTTT